CAGCTAATGCCAGCCGGGCCTTCGACCGAAGCGGAAGTCGGCTCAAGGGTGCACCGCGGATAGTGGAATTCCACGGAGGTGTTGGCGTCGATGGTCAGCGTGAAGGTCACGCTCGCCGCCGTGCCGGCGCGGGCCGCCGTTTCAAGAGCATGGTCAGCGAAGCGCACGGTGATGGACCCGCCGCCCGTGCATTGACCAAAGTCAATGCCACCGATGCCGAGGCCGCTGCCAACGGTCGGGACGGCTTCCATGCCGTTCGCAAACCGAATGGTGCCGCCGGTCACGCCGCCCAGCGCCGTGCCGCCACGGCTGATAGAGCCCTGGATCTGGTGGAAGCGCGTGAACGGGGTAACAACCGGCGTGCCTGCGCCGGACGTGGCGGCCAGCGTCTCGGACAAGCACATCAGGCCGATGGTCGCCTGGGCCGCGCCATCTGGCGCGATAGAGACTTGCAGGCTGTTGGCATAAACGCCCAGAGCGCGCTCGAACCGGGTGATGTCAGGGAACGCCTTTTCGATGGATCGGGACGGCAGCGCGCTGCCACCCGACTTGAAGACGTGCGTGCGGTTCGTCGTGCCCGTGGTGGTCGGCGAGCCCAGCATCATCCGCAGCCAATGGCCGAAATGCACCGTCTCAATCGGCACCCGCGCGGTACCTTCTACGCGCGCGACCGACTGATAAGGGTCAGCGGCGTTGCGGCGCGCGTTGGCCGACAGGATTGTGTCAGACTGCAAGCCCGTCGTGGCGCCTACTTGCAGCAGGAAGGCCGGGAACTGCGCCCAGTTGCCGCCAGGCGCGACGCCCTCGGTGACTTCTTGGACCCAGTAGAAGCGGGCGGCTGCGCCCTGTGCGCCGAGCGGCATTGCCGGTTCTCCGTTAAAGGTTGGACGTGGTGGTGCTGGTGCGGAAGCTGACCGTGCCCCAAAGGCGCGCGCGGCCGCTGTCAAAGCTGTCTTCCAGGCCGTCAAACAAGACGGGGCTGAACTTGGTGGCGTCTGGCGTCCAGCCGACCAGCGCGGTGACCACCGCCTTGGCTGCTGTCAGCAGGCCAGTCGCGCCGGCTTGGCCGCGCTCGTCGGTCGAGTTGTCAACCGCAATCATCACGCGGAACCGGACCAGCAGATGCTGGTCGAGCGGGCTGATTTCCTCGCCGTCGCCAGGCTCGATGCCGCCGGGCATGAAGAACGCATGAGGCACCGGGAACTCGGTCTGTTCAGACGCGCGGACCTCGGCCGCCGTGCCAGCCACGCGGTTGCTAAACAGCGCGCATTGGCCGCGAAGGCGCGTGATGACTTGGTTAGGCAGCGCCGCAATGCTCATGCTGCTAGCCTCCAGCGATGCAGCGTCTCGGCGAGCCGCGCGGCGCGTTGATCTATGCTCTGACGTAGCGCCAACGCATCTAATCTCAGCGTCCGGGCTATATGCGCTTCACCGAGCCGCTCGGCTTGGTCGGCGCGCATCTCAAGATGCGCCGCAAACTGAAGGAGGCTCATGCTGCCCCCCGGAATGCCGCATTGGCGTCAATGGCGCGCAAAAGACGGCGCTCTAGGTCGTCCATCGCCCGCTTTTGCAGCGGCGACCAAATAGGACGCGGGGCAACACGGCCGACCTTGCGGTTGACCACCTTGCCGCGCCAAGTGCGCTGGACGCGCTCGGCTGTGCCGAACTCCAGCAAGTGCCGGTGGCCGGCAATGCCGCGCCGGCTGAACACCTTGGCGCCGTAGCCTTTTTCGCGGTTCGGGAACGCCACGCGCAGACCGCGCAATAGGTTGCCGGTAAAGACGGCCGGCGCTTCGCCGGGACGCGACGCGCGCCAGGATCGGACGCGGCTAGTCTTGAGCCGCTCACGCCGCACCACCGTCCGCTGGACGCCGCCGAACAGCTCTACGCGGCGCCGGACAGCACGATATCGCGCCCGGCCAGTTCGCACGCCATACAGGATGCCGCTCTTAGGGCGGCGCAGCTCGGCCGCGACAATCTGGTTATACTCGCGCGCCAGGTCGCGGATGACGCCGCGCAGATCAGCGTCAAGCGCCGCCGCGTCGGTCGCCAGCTTCAGAAAGGCGCCGCGATTGCCAACAGACACGCCCATCATGCGGTGAAGTCCACCCGCATTTCCTCGGCCATCACTTCCAGCCAACGCCGCCGGCCGTCAGGGTCGCGCGCGTCGCGCTTGCGGAAACGCTGCGCGCCTTCGTTGACCGACAGATGCGTGAAGGTGGTCGGATCCAGCCAGCGCATGGTGATGCGATGGGTGATGGCGTCGCCAACCTGTATCGAGCCGATGTAAACGCTGCCGCGCGTGGCCTCGACCGCGCCCCAAACCTCGGCAACCAACGCATACGTCTCGGCAATGCCCGTGCTGCCGTCTGCCGCCTGCTGGCGCATTTCCAGCGTGACGCGGTTGCGGAGCGCGCCGATGTTCACAGCCAGCGCACCCGGTAGGGATCAAGCAAGCGCCGAACGGCGGGCACCTCAGACAGCGGCTTGGCGGCGCTGGCCTCGCGGTTCTCATAGAGTTCGCCCAGCACCAGAAGAATGGCCGCGCGCAGAGCGGCAGGCACCGCCGCAGCGTTGGTGTATCCAGCCTGGAACCGCACGCGAACGGCGGCCCTGTCGTCCAGGCGCGTGCCCGGCCAGGTCGTGCTGACAGCCGGCCACAGAAGCGCGGGCTGGGCAGTTGGGCCAGTCGGTGCTTCGACTTGATAGGCCGCCGGATCGAGCAGCGTATCCGCGCCAGCCGCTGAGGTGTAGCGCAGCGACACCACCGACAGGACTGGCGGAACCGGCAGAGTGATGGCGCCGATTGGGAACTCAGGTAAGCGCATTTCCCAAGTCTGCGGCATCAGCGCGCGGCCGGTGTGGTTCTCGACAGCCTCGCGCGCGGCCTGCAAGTAAGCCTCGATCAGCGTGGCATCGGTGCCGCCAATACCGGCGCGCAGATGCTCTTGCGCGTCAGACAGCGAAACCGGCTCAACAGCAGGGGCCGTAATGAGGCGGATGTCCATGCGGCGCCCTCACTTAAAGAGCGGGACGGCCCGAAGGCCGCCCCGCATTGGCTCAGGCCGGAGGCGCGACGCGGTCAAGAAGACCGCGAACCGCCACCGCCGACATCGGCGTTGCCGTGGCGTGCGTGCCGCCAAAGTCCGCCAGCAGCTTCAGGAACTGCTTGCGGCCCCGGTAGCCCACGACCGTCACGCTCGGCGTCGCATGCGCGGCGACAAGCGAGCGGACGATGCCGCCCGCGCCCACCGTCACGCCCACGACGTCATTCTGCTCCACGGCCGTGTATGTGCCGCCAGAGGTGTCGCAGTGGGTCAGCTTGAACTCGACCTTGTTGGTGGTCGTGAACGTAATGCCACCCACACCGACCTCAATAAGCACCGTGCAGGCTTGCGCCTTGCCGATGTCGAGCGATGCCGGGGTGTTGTCAGCATCATACGCAGCGGCGGGCAAAAGAACGCCCGCCGTCAAAGTTTCGCTTTGGTCGAAGCGCATGGGGTCCGCACTCCTTACGAAGCGGCGTTGACGAACACCTTCACGGCGCCGCCAACGTCAATGAGGTTGCCGCCCGAGCGCATCCACGCGAGGAAGCCGACCTGGCCCTTTTTTGTGAACGCGCTGTCGGTGAAGCGGAACATCTCCACCGCCATCACGTCGCGGATGTAGTAGGTGGAGAAGTCACCAAACAGGATCGACCGGGCGCTTGCCGCCATGTCGACAATGTCTTGGTTAATGCTGATCGGCGCGCCCAACAGGCGATCCGGCGCACCTTCCGGAACACCCTGCTCATAGCCCGGCACGAAAATGGGGCGGTTCTGCTGATCCTTAATCTGGCGGATCTTCATCAGCGTGTTGTCGTTGAACATCCAGCGCACGCGGCCAAGGTCGCGATAGGCCGGGTCAACCGAGTGCTGCAACTCCACCAGGCTGTCATAGGTCACGGCAGTGACCTGCGAGGTGCTGTTGGCAGCGGTCTTGCCGGCGGTCGCGGCAGTCACCACGCCGTTCGGCTGGCCGGTGCCGGTGCCGATTGTGAAGTGCCGGTTGGTAATCCGCGCCAGGCGGGTCGACAGACGGTCGCGAACGAACGCCTCGATGTCCACCACGCTGTCCTGCAGCAGTTCAAACGGAACCGCCACGACTTTGGAAGAATACTTATAGACCGGCAGGCTGATGGTGCCGAACGTCACATCGGCATCCGTCGCAGTCTGGTTCTCGGCGATGATCTCGCCGACTTCAGCCGTGCCGTTCGACGTCGGGAAGCTCATTGCGCCCACGCCGGTCGTGCTGATGGTCGTCGAAACCTGACGCATGCCACCGAACGCCTTCAGCGCGTCCAGCACCGAGCGCGCCACTTCGCTGTCAACCGTGAAGCCACCCTCGGAACCCGTGGTGGTGCTCATGGTGTTGCGGACGTGCGACCAGTCGTCGGCGTTAAGCGCCTTGTCGCCGCCCTGCAGCCACTTGGCGTAGATCGTCATGCCACGGTCGCCCGTGTTGCGGCCACGCTTCTCGGCAGCTTCGGCAACCGCGTGCGTGCGGGTTTCGGCCGCAATCTTCTCGTTCGCGTCCACGATGCGCTTGATCTTGGCGTCGATTTCGTCGATCTGCGCCATGCCCGCGTCATAGATCGGCTGATCCGCAGCCTCGTTCCACTCGGTCTTGGCAACAAGTTCATGCAGCGACTTGGCGACAGCCGCGCGCTGCTCACGCAGGGCCTGAATGGCCATGATGAGGTTTCCTTTCAGGAAGGCCGAAATGCCCCGGCCGGGCTATCTGACGCGCGGCTGCGCTCAGATCAGAGAAGCGGCCAGCCGCACGGCGAGGCGCCGCCGCAACTGGTCCCGCATATCGTTGGCCGGAACTGGGACCGGCTCTGGCTTAACTGGCGCCTTAGCGTAGGCGCTCAGATCCCAACGCGCCGCAGGGCGCTGCTTATTCTCGTTAACGAGCCGGTCGGCCAGCTTTGAGCCAACAGCTTCCTCGGCGGTAAACCACGTTTCGGCCGCCATCAGCTCGAGGAAGTCCGCAGCATCGCCGCCCGCGCGCCGCGCGTAGGTAACAGCAATCTGCCCGTCAATCTTCTCCAGCAGCGCAGCCATACCCAGCATGTCCTCGGCATTGCCGAGCGCCAAGCCGGACGCGCGATGGATCATCAGCATTGAGCCGGGCGCCATTTCCAGAGCTGCCGCCTCGGACGCGATCACCGACGCAGCCGACGCTGCAAGGCTATCGACGCGGGCGGTGATCGGCTCGCCATGCTCCCGCATCGCCGCGACCATCGCCTGCGCGCCAAACACCGAACCGCCCGGCGAATTGATGCGAAGCGTGACCGGCCCGCTGGTGGCCTTGAGCGCGCTGATAAACGCATGCGGCGAGACGCCGCCAAACCACCCGGCCTCGTCTTCGTCGGAAACGATGACATCATACAGCCAGAGCGTGTTCGCCTCGGCGCGAATGCCATGCCCCCGGCCCTTGTTGGCCTGCAACATGCGGATGTAGGGGTTCATGCCGACGCCTCACTTGGCTGCGCCGGCACCGCGCTGGGCAATTGCCCGCGGACGGTTCGGCTCATATTAAGCACCGATCTCACCTCTTCGACGCTCATAAATGCAGGCTCGCCAGCGCGCCCAAGGGCGACACGCAGCGACTCAAACAGCGACTTGGTGTCCGCGCGCTCCAGTTCCGTCGTGTCGAACTCGGCCACGCGCGAGGCTGTGCGGAAGAACTTCCGGTTCATCTCGTTCTGGAATGCGTTAAGGTGATCGCGCAGCGTAAACCGAACAAAGCCCACGCCCATTGCCTCGACGCCGCTGCCCCAGCTTGTCGTCTTGTCGGTGTAGCCGATCATAAAGCCCGGCACGCCGTAGATGCGGGCGATTTCCTCGACCTGAAACTTCCGGGTTTCCAGGAGCTGCATTTCTTCCAGCGGCATCGTCAGCGTCTTAATGTCGAGGCCGCCTTCAAGGATCATCGGCTTGCCGCCGTTCAGCGGGCCGCGATGCTGCTGCTCCAGCATGTCGCGCAGCCGGTCGATCTGCGCTTGCGTCAGATTGCCGGCCGCCTTCAGCGCGTAATCCGGGCGCGCCATGTTGTCCAAGAACCGCGCCGAGAAGTCCTGCGCGCTGATCGCAAGCCGCCCACTGACACGCAACGCATGCCGCAGCGGCGACAGGCCACGCAGCCCGTTAAAGCCGAAGCCGGGCACATGCAGCATGTCATCTTGATCGAGAATACGCATCTTCGCTGCCTCAGGCGAAGGACTCTCAATCGTCTTGTCAGGCTGGATCTCATAGACCAGCCGCGAGCCGTCAGGCGTCGCAATCACGCGGACGCGGTTCGGATGGATCGGCACGAGCCCAGCAATGCGGCCGGCAGGCCCGCGCACGATTTCCGCGAAGCCATCGCCGTGCAGCAGCTTAGAACCGACAAGGAATGACCAGCCAGCCGCCGCCGGCCAGCGGGGCGCGAACTGCTCGTTCAGCGTCCACCACAGATCATCATTCGGCAACCGGTCGCGGTCGCCATCCGGCGCGCGGCGGTAGATGTGCATCGGCAGCGACGCGATGGCACCCGCGATGAGCTGCACGCACGCATGCACAGCCGACACCGATAGCGCCGCTTGCTCGCTTGGCGCCGTGCTAGGCAAACCGCCCGTCAGCGCCTCGTATTCCAGCATTCCGCGCCGAATAAACGAACTATCGACCGAGTTTTCAGGCGCAAACCACTTTGCGACGCGGGACAGGATACTCACAACAGCACCACCCGCGGATCAACAGTGGCCGGCGCGCGGGCCATCAGCTCGACCGCGTTAAACATCGCCATTAGCGGGTCGATTTTGGCCGAACCCGACGCCTGCTTCGTGATGAGCATTGCGTTTCCTTTCGGCTCAACCTTTGCGTTCGACACGCACCAGGCCATGAGGCTTTGTCCCGCGTGGAACAGCGCGCCCTCTGCCAATTTCCGTTCAGTCAGCTTGATTGCGCCGCCCAGCCGCCAGCCCTGCGACACCGCCGCCATCTGCTCGGCGGCAAAGCCCGCGCCCGTCAGCGCATCCACCGCCGCATGGCTGTTGCCAGGGTCAATGCCGATAGCGTGCCGTTCGGGAAGCAGCCCCGCATCCCGCACTTCAGCGCAGATCGCGACCAGCTCGGCCATGTCATCGCCAATGCGCTCAACCATCCGCAATTCATTGTCTGCGGCAAAGTCCCGCAGCCGCGCTGCGATGTCCTGCCGTCGCTTCAGCACCACCGGATGCGCCCAAGCCTGTGCCCAAGTCAGCCAGCGGCCCGTGTCGCGCTCGCGACCAACAACCGCCAGGCCGAGCAAGTCATCGCGCCCGCCGCCATCGACGCCGATGGTGGCCACCTCGCACCGCGCCAGGATGGCGTCGAGCGTGATGGCCTTGTCGGTCTGCGCTTCCCAATCCTCACCGCCAGCCCAGCCATCCGACCGCAGCGCTAGGCCGATCTCGACGTTGAGATGCTGCGACGCCCAGCGCCGAAGCTCGCCATCGCCGCCGGCCTTCGCCGCCTCGTAATCCGGCACCAGCCGCTCGACGGTGATCGAACGGCCGGCGTTGGGCGTGACCATGTGCCAGTTCGCCGGGTCTTCCCACGCCACGCCGGGCGGGAACTCATACAGCACCGGCAGGATTGGCGCCTTCAGCGTGCCATCCCGCACCGCGCGGGCCTTGGTCAGCTCGGCCTTAAAGACGCCAGAGGGCTGGCGCTCGCTCTGCGTGGTGATCGTGACCAGAAAGCCTTCAGGCTGGCTAATCAGCCCGCCGCGAAGCTGCCCGATGACGCGATCTGCGTCCGGTGCCTCGGCGATAACGTGCAGCTCATCCAACAGAATGCCCGCCGGCTTGGTGCCGGTGACAATCTTCGGATCGAAGCTCTTAACCTTCAGAAAGGCGCCGGTTGGGCGCCATGTGATCTTCTTCAGATGGTGCTGAATGTGCGCCTTGGCGGCCAGCACCTCGTCGGCCTCGATCATCCCGACAGCCTGCCGGAACGCTAGATCGGACACCTCTTGCGTCGGCGCAACTAGCAGGAACTCCGCGCGCGGCCGGCGATTGACCAGCAGCGCCGTGACCATGATCCCGGCCCCGCCGGTCGTCTTGCTGTTCTTCTTCGGCACCAGGCCGAAGACCTCGCGAATATGCCGCTCTTTGCCGTCCCAAGACCCGAACAGCGCCCGGACTATAT